CTGATATTATTCTTTTTCATTAATTCACCTTTTTCATTACCAGTGATACTAATATTACTTTCTTCACCTATAACCTGTTGAGTTATACCACTTAATTTTCTTAAATCATCAAGTGTTGTGTCTATATTTTGTGCCTGTGCAGGAACGGACTTGAGTTTCTCAAATCCGTTCTGTATTTTACTTTGTTTCCATACATCAAAGGACATGATGTATTTAGCTGAAATTTACCAATTATTTAATATCTAAGGGTCTAGCTTTAGTTACTAAAATAGCATAGTATGATTCTTTGACTTCTTTTGATGTACCGTCTTCATTTTCACCGACAGTCAAGTCAAAACTAATTGTATTAAATGCATCAATATCAAATCCAGTACGTTGTAATAATGCAGCCAATTGAGTACTACCCAATATACTATAATGATTCAAATTGAATTCATGTTGTCTTTCGCAATCTGGGGCAGGAACTTCAATATATAATTTACCACCCTGTTTTAATACACGATTATATTCCATTAGCGTAAAGATTGGATATGGACTATGCTCTAATGCATGACGCAAGAATAAAAAGTCAACACTTTCATCATAGTAACCTTCACTTTGTGGTAGAAAGCTCATATCATACGATTTAATTGTATGTCCCTTAGTTTCACATAATTTAATGTCTTCTGGGCTTAATGTTACTCCAACTAAATTTGTATAACCACGCTCTTTCATTTCATCCAAGAAATAACCGGGCCCACATCCTAAATCTAAAATAAGTGAATCTTTTGCTAAATTAAGTGGATCAATATATTGTGTTACGACTTGACTAGTAATTGTTTTGTGAAACTGACTTTCACCCTCATCGTATATATGTGCAGTATATAACCACTCATTGTAGAATTTGAGTTTAATTAAGTCCAGAGTTTTGTTAATATCAATCATGCTTTGCATATGTTTCCTATATAAGTTTCTATTACTTATGCAGGAAATATGCTATGATTATTTTTTCTTAGATTTTTTAGACTTCTTTTCGTAACCAGCAAAACCTAATATTGGGCTAGTTTTATGTATACCATCAGGTTCTACACTTTTACTCCACGGTGTCACTTCATGATGCTCAGATGGTATTGTATTATATGCTGCTTGAAGCATATTGTGTTCTTCTTTGGTATAAGGATGTGCTGAGTTAAACTTTTCAGACCAAGATGCAGGATCCATATCAACTTTTTTAGTTGATTTACCGTCTGCCATAGCAGTAGCCATCCAAATACGATTCATATGATATACACGATCATATCCACCCACATCACGTGCAATGGATGATCCTTGAACCACGCTAGCATGGTCTTTATGTATCTTTCCTCTTGGTGGTCCATTCTCTGTTATAAATTCACTTGCTCTCATTTGTTACCTTAATTGTATGTAGTCACTTCAATGATATGATTTAATATTTCATTGACAATAGGATTTACTAATATTCTTAATATTGGAGCTCCTGTACTACTATTAATATCAACATTATATCTAGTCAAAGGTGTACCGGAAAAGATAGTGCTATGTGCAGAAAAATCTGCTTGTGAATTATCTTGTTTTTTAGCAATACTTAAAGTAACTGTTTGTGTATAGCCTGTTATAGCATCAGTAGATGTAACTTTAGCAGTCATTGATGTAAATGTAGTTGGATCAGTACTGTATATAAGTTGATTTACTGAATTATCAAGTGTTATTGCAGTAGCACATAATGCACTACTGTTACCAACATTCAAGTTATTCAACAATGATATATTATTCAATCCAGCTAAACTAGCCTTTGCCACTGAATTACCGGTTACTGGAAAACTAATTGTGTTTCCAGATTCTACAAAATGAATATTACCTACATGCAATGCTGTACTTGATAGGTACATCCCGTTGATTGTATTATTAGCATTACCAATATTAACATCTGCATAAGTTATTGGTATAAGATTAGCATTTAAATTTAATTGATTACTAGCTGGATCAAATACTAAACTTGATGAGCCTGTTGTAAAATTTCCACTAGTATATTGCAATGAACCGGGTGGTCCACCGGAACCTGCTTGGTTGAGTATTGCAAATGCATTATTAATTTTAGTAAAGGCAACTCTTAGTGGGTCTCCTGTACCATCATTAGCAAGTGTACCAATGTTAATATTTTCTAATGTTAGAGCCATGTTTTATTCCGTTAATGATATATTTATCTGAATACAATTTTTATACTGTCAGTATTTTGGTTATAAATATATGACTATTTAAGGAGTTATTATGCGTAAAATTATGTTAGGAATGTTGCTACTTTTGAGTGCATCATTCAGTTTTGCTTGGACACAACGAGCACCATTTCCAGTAGACCAGTGCAAAGCACATGCACCCTACGGATTCCCGCAGTCACAGAAACCAATTCAACCTTTATGCCAACAAGCATATCTAGTTGGATATGATGCGGCTGCTAAACTACCAGAGTTCGTTATGTACGAATTACTACCACAAAATGCATTAGGATGTGTTGCACGTACTAACGCTTTTGCTGCAAATCAATTTGTTCAAAACGGTGCTACTCCAGCTGACTATGCTGGTACAGGTTACGACAAAGGACATATGGCACCAGATGGTGATTTGTCTTGGGATCCGCAAGTTGAGTATGAATCATTCTTGATGACCAATATGAGTCCACAAGCAGGTTCACTAAATCGTGGTATCTGGAAACTATTAGAGACTTCAGTACGTGGTTGGGTTGTTCAAGGTAATCAAAGTTACTGGATCGTTTCAGGTGGTGTTTACAATGCACAAGACAAGACAATTGGTAAAGGTGTTGTAGTTCCACATGCTTTCTACAAGATTGTTATCAATAATCAAACAGGACAAGCTGCTGGTTGGATGTTCCCTCACGTTGCTCCCTATCCTAACCTGGGTAATGACTTGACTAAGTTCCGTATGCCAATCGCACAGATTGAACAACAAGCCGGTGTTAAGTATGCTTTCCCTGCTAATACAACTGAATTACAACCCGGTAAAGAATGGCCTGTTGATTTTGGTAAATTAACCAATGCAAAACGTGCTAAATGCGGTGCTAATGCAAGTGACGATTAATTATAGTATTACTTAAGTAGATATATTCTACTTTAACTAGGAGCTGCTCACTTCTAAATATTTAGATGAGCAGCGAATATACATTTTTAGATTGGTTATGCGACCTACCTCCTAAAGTATTTTTTGGGGGTTTGGTCGCTATTTGCTTTAGTCTTTGGTTAGTTGCTATGGTTGTGATTCTTCTTTATCTACACTTTTCGCACTAATGTTACGTGCATTATCTGTTAACTCTTTTTGATGTTTATTGAAATACTCATCTTCTATTCTTTGTTTTTCAACAAAATCTTGTAGTTCTAATAATCTAAGTTTCTTACGTTCTTCATTTCTTGCAGCCACTGCAGCAGGTTCTAGTTCAGGCCATCTTTGTTTTCTATCATGTGTTACCCAAGCCATTAATAATACCATTGCAATGACTATTGCAAAAGCAAATAATCCATAACTTAAATCTGCCATGTACATTTTCATTTTAGCTCTTCTTCTGGCTGCAATTCTTGCTTCTTTTTGCATTTGCCTAGCAATAAGTACTTTTTGCTGATCTCCCATGACTTTCATCATTTCACTGACATCAGTCCAAAGAGCACCTAATTCGGGTGGACTTTGATAAATCATCATTTCACGCAACTCTACTGTCATTTGTTCAAGTTGCTTTTTCATAACCACACGTTGTAATGCACGTTTACCTAAACTAGCGTCACCTTCATATATTTCTTCACGATCCTTGCGTTCTTCTTCTTCAAGAACTGCAATACACTTATACATGTTATCAAAATAATCACCAAGATATGTAGTTAATTCTTGATATATACCTGTAGTTTCACCCTGTTTTTTGTTTAATTCAATTACACGATTTTTTTCTTCTACATAAGCGTTACGTTGTGTAACTGTAGCGGGTTTATCGGGTGGGTGGTTGTTGTGGAACTGCTCATCAAGGTCTTTGAGGACACCTTTGATGTCCCCACTGGCACTCTTGATATCTTTATAAAGCTGGCAGCCTTTTTTGACTGCCTGAACTGCCCCGTTGGCAAGGGCAAAGAGGGTTAACGGATCCACAAGTCTGGCTCCTTAGAACCAGAGGAACACACCTTGTGCTGATAATAATAGTCCTAATCCTGCGACAAAAAAACTGCCCCAGAACATTTCCATACTAACTGCCAAAATACTTGCTGAAAGAACAACAATACTCAATTGATATAGTGTGCTAGCAAATCCAATCCATGGGCTTTGCTTTTTAGCATAATCACGCTCGGCTTCTAATTTCTTAGCCTTAGCCATTAATTCTTTCTTACCTTCGCCGGTCTTTGGATCGCTTTCATATCGTGCAATCTTGGCTTCTAGTTGTTCTATTTTTTTAGTATCTTTGCGATAGATAGCATCATCTAATGACTGTTCTGCTAGAGTTTGTTTAATACTCTTTGCTTCGTAAAAGCTCCAAACATCATTAGCTGCAATAGTGTTATTCAATGTGATACTAGATAATTTACCACCATACCAACTGTTAACTGCAAGTATTAGTGCAAATACACTAATAACCATACCAGCTTTGTCTTTTAACTTAGCTTCACGCTCACTACGTGATCCAACTGGTGGTTTAACCGCGTTTGGATCTTTAGGTTGTTTTGTTAATAAATTCAATACTGAATCGAATAATGCCATTTTTATCTCCTTATTATTTTTATTATGCTAAACTGGCTATTTGTATTAATCCATTAATTGCAGTATTCATTATCACTAAATTTTGTTGCTCAACTAAGTGTTCATTAACATTTAACTGACTTTGAATATCTTTAATCAATTGGATATATTCTTCTCTACTAATCTGTCCTGCTTTGCACATTTCTGTATATTGATGTGCTTGGGCGGCAGCTTCTGTAACATCTGGATTTCTGCTATCAACACTAGCTAAATCATTTTGATATTGATCTATTGTACTCATTTTGGTTTACTTCCTTCCATCTGTTGTATCTTTGTAGCAGTATCCTCAATTGATTTAAATTTAATTTTACAGAATACTGGGCTAACTGGTTTATCTGAATTGTATTGTGTTTTTAATCCTTGAACAATGTTGTTCAAGTCTACACTACTTTCTTTGACTGGTTTATTGTGTGGTTGAAATTCAGCAAAGTGCATCAATTCCAATGACAATGCACCTAATCGATTAGCAGTCTTTTTGCTAGATTCAACATCATCACACTTGTCTTTTGCCAACATTGATATAGTTCTAATGTCTACTATCAACTTATACTCAACCGGATCATATTTCATTAGATATGCATCAACCAAGTTATTAACTGTGCTACATCCGGACAATGCTAATAAAGCGACAATTAAAACTTTTTTCATTTTACACTTTCAAATATGATTTTTTGAGTATTATACCACTCTATCCAACCGTCAACTTTAACAGAACACTCATAGTATGTTTCATAGTTGATGCTGATTGTCTTAGACACATCGCTAAGTTTTGCTCCATCATTTAGTTTTTGTAAACTTGGGCAACTTTGCATTGTTAAAGGTCCAGGGCTGTCAGGGAATTTCATCGTGACTGGTACAACAGTAGAACATGCAGTCATTAATAGTATTGAAGAAATTATTAATAGCTTTTTCATCATTCAATTTGCCATGTTGGTTTAGTAGTTGGTCTAGCACTGCCAGTACTAATTTTATTTTTAGGATCAGAAAAATACTGTTGACCTTGTTGTTTAATTCTTCGTGCCTCTTCTTCTTCTTTTCTTCTGGCTTCTTGTGCTTTTATAAGTTTGTTTTGCTGTCTAGTGTCCATTTTTTTAGCTTGCGCTTCAGGACCAGTCCTAGCAAAATATGAAATAACTCTATCTAATGCCTTACCCTTAGCACGATTAATTGATAATGCATCATAGTCTTGTAGATTGATATTTCCTTGTTTTGCAAGATTTTCAAAAGAAACATCAATCCATCTTCTAGGTCTGCCGCGACCTTTAGGTTGATCTATTCCGGTAATATCAATTCCTGAATTTAGCGCCATAACAGTATCTCTGTATAGTTTGTCGCTAACAATGTCTAATAGTGTAGTTTCACTATATTGTTCATAAATCAATTCTTTTATTTTCATTTTGGAGCCTCTGCAGAATCGTTATGTGCTTTGATGAATACATCAGGAATTACACATTGACTGTCATATTTTGTAACTTCACGGTCGATGTATTGTCTTACGATCTGTCCATGATCATGTATAACCTTAGTTTTTGTCACTACTTTTGTATTGATTTGTGCACTTGCCTCTTTAGATTTTGCTTCCGCTGCCTCTACTTTAGCCTGTGCTTCTTCTACTCTATGACGCCATTCCATTTCAGTAGCATACCCACCCTCAAAGAAAACACCTAGTATTAGTATCAAAACTGAAAAGAATTGAAGTATTCCTAGGAACTGTGTAGCAGGAGGATACGCAAATTTAAGCAATGGTTTACCAACAGTTGTTACAACTGTCAGTATAAGTCCAGATGCTAAAATGATCTGGATTGCAAGTTGTATTAAGCTATCAGGTATAAAATGTAAGATCCACATATCTTTATTTATGATAAAAATACAGATATATTGGAATATAATATTACACTATTATTACATGTAGTACTTGATGATTCCTACTACGTAAATGACCGTGAAAACAATGTTTACTAGGTACATGCTAGGTTCACCCCACATGAATCCTATTATCATCCAAAGAACTGCGGTGATTAGTCCTAAAAACTTATTGAGGGGTATAATATCAAAACTAGTGCATACAACTAATGATAATCCAGTAGCAAAAGCTATCCACTTTAGATAAAAATCAATTGGTTTATTCAAATTTTAATTTATAGTAAGTGAGTTGTTGGGACGTAAAATATGCGTATATAATGTAATTATGACCCCAATATCCCGGATTCCTTGTCCACATGGGTTCTGTGATAGAATTTTCCATAACCCATTTCCCTGCATCTGTTTGTTGCCATTTATAGATAGGGTCTGCTACCAGTAAGTCCGGATCATCTACATCGCCCATAAGTATACTATGGACTTTGTATTTGATTGTAGCTTCTGTCATTTATCTACCTGTTTAATCAAATGATTTTTAAAAACACTTTTTGTAGGAAGTATTCCTTTTAATATTAAACCGCCATTGGTGCAGGCAAAGCACCATGACTTTGGTAGTTTTCGAGTCGAATATCATCTATTGTGAATTTGTCAATATCTATAATATCAGGATTCAACCAAAGTTTTGGCAATGGTAAAGGATCTCTAGATAATTGCTCTTTTACTTGAGTTAGATGATTTTTATAGATATGCGTATCACCTGTACTAATAATTAATTCTCCTACACCTAAGTTGCACACTTGGGCAATCATATGAGTTAACAATGCATAACTTGCATAGTTAAACGGAGCCCCCAAATATACATCCTGACTTCGTTGGTACATGTGGCAGCTTAACTCTTTATTACTATTCACATAGAATTGGCACATAACGTGACAGGGAGGCAGTGCCATTTGATCTAACTCACCCGCATTCCATGCATTAAGAATATGTCTACGACCATTAGGATCTTTTTTGATACCTTCAATCAAGTTTTTGATTTGGTCAACTTCATTGATATGTAAGGTACCTTGACGATTATATTGATTGCCAAATTCATCAACATAATATTCGCCTTTGTGTAGTACAGGGCTACGCCAATGTCTCCATTGTACACCGTATACACGACCCAAGTCACCTTCAAATTTTGCTTTAGGTTTCCAGTAACTTGCTAATGCATTAGGTGTCCAAATTGTAGTTGTACCATCTTTTGACCCATGTGTAATTTCTGCAAGCCTACGCTCATCACCTGAACCCTCGATGAACCACAACAATTCTCCTACCACGGCCTTCCATGCTAACTTTTTTGTTGTGACTGCTGGGAAGCCTTTTCTTAGATCAAATCTTAGTTGTCTTCCAAATACAGAGAGTGTTCCTATTCCGGTTCGATCATCTCTAATCTCCCCGTTGTCTAAAATATCCTGAAGTAAATCTAAATATTGTTTCATAAATTGTTTAGTAACTTGTCTGTCTGTGGTTGTACCGTTTCAGCAATGCTTTCAACATTCAATATGAACTCAAAACTGGTAATTAGAGGATCTAGTTCAGTAAGTTTACGACTAACTACTTCTTCTACTTCTTCAGGATCTAGTCCTTGTTTTAATAAAGATTGTATATTGATGGTATGTTGTTTTTTACCAATCATTCTTACCACAATCTTTTTAATAAATTGTACAGGAACTCTACTTTTTTCTACATCTTCAAGTATGTGTTCCCATTTGCTTAGGTATTCTGGAGACATTTATTTTTGTTTAATTTGTAATTGTTGCCTTTGCAGGGCGACCACGCTTTTTAGCAGTTGGTAATATAGACGGTGCAGGTGTAGCTACACCTAACATTTCATTAGCCTGATCCCTAAGTCTTTGACTTTCTGCTAGTAAACCCTTAGCCTCTAATTCCATTTTTATTGCTTGTTGTTTCAAATTATTTGCCAATGTATCATCACCTAATACACCTGCAGGAGCATTAGATACAGGAGGAGTAGGTGTATTATTTCTAATCTGTTTAGCAATATCTACATCTTGCTCACCGACTGTATTATTAATTTCAGCCATTCTTTTTACTGCTTGCTCACCTTGTTGCATTTCATTTAAAATTTTGTTCAATTCGTCAAGCTTAATTTTAGTAGTAGGACTTGGTGTTACAGTAACTTGGCTTGTTTGGGTTTTCTTTAACAAACCTTCAGCATGTAAAATTTGCAAAATAATTTTACCATCCTTAGTGTAACTGCGATTCAATGCATCAGCTAGATTCTCACTATTTTGACCAATATCACTCTCAATACATCTTATCAATGCATCGTGTATATGTGCATTCAATGTTTCGGTATATACAACTAAACACATATGTGATTCATTTGGCACTTCTCTAAAGACGATAGCTACTTTGCGATCACCTATTTTTCCAACGTGTCTTAAAAA